TGCCCTCCAAGGAGGATACCAATCAGCCGTCTAGACGGTGGGATAGACCACATATCAATTGAGTCTAAGTAAGACTCACAACTTTTTACGTACGTAGACGAACAAATATACCTTTTATTTTTAACTGAAAAATGGCTAATGCTAATCAAGTTGCCTTAGGTAGAAGTAATCTATCTACAGGTACTGGTTATGGTGGTGCTAACGATAAGTACGCCCTGTATCTGAAGCTGTTCAGTGGAGAAATGTTCAAAG